CGTAGCATTCTATTCATCTGACGAAAGATTAAAAGAAAATATACAACCTATCCAAAACGCATTATCAAAAGTTGAATCAATTAGTGGTAATAGATATGATTGGAAAGAAGGATTTGAAACAATACATTCACATATTGGACATGATTTGGGAGTAATTGCACAAGAAGTTCAATCAGTATTACCTGAAGTGGTAACTGAAAGAGAAACTGGATATTTAGCAGTTGATTATGTGAAATTGGTTCCTGTCTTAATTGAAGCGATAAAAGAATTATCTGCAAAAGTTAAGGAATTGGAAAATAAATAGATATTTATAGATATTATTAACCGTACTAAAAAAAAGGTAAACTAAATGGCACTTAAATTTAGACGTGGGACAACCGCACAGAAATCAGGTTCGTTAGCATTCGGAGAACCATATGTAAACACTACATTGGGAACATTACAAATCGGACTTGATACTGGAGATGTAACTCTTTCAGCAACGGGTACAGGTAGTAATTTAGTAGTTGGTGGAATCTCAGGTTCTTCATTAAATATTACTGGAAATGCAAAAATTGATGGTAATTTATCATTAGGTGGACAACTTACAATTGGTGACAATACATCTGATACTGTAAATGTAGTTGCATCTTTAAGTTCATCTCTTATTCCATCCGAAACAAATGCATTCGACTTAGGTTCTTCAACAAAAATTTGGAGAGATTTATATCTTTCAACTGCTTCAATCATATTGGTTGACGGAAGTGGTGGAATTGTGAATACCATTACAAATGCAAATATTGTAACAACAGATAGCATTTCAAGTGGTGCAATTGATTTAACGGAATCTTTACCATCTGGTACAGTATCATCTTCAGCACAAGTTGTAGGAATACTTTCAGAATTAAACACATATACTGGTTCATTAAAAGGTGCATTATCAGTAAGTGGTTCTGATTTAACTGTATTGGGTAATTTAACAGTACAAGGTGATACAACTACAATTAATACTGCAAATTTACTAGTAGAAGACCATATAGTTGAAATTGCAATAGGTGCAACTACATCTTTAGAAGCTAATGGTGCTGGTCTTCGTATTCCTGGTCCAGATGCAATTATTAGATGGAGTCATACTGGTTCAGCATGGTCTTCTAATAAATCATTTGATGTAGTAGGAGATATCACAGTTAGTGGTACAGTTGATGGTGTTGATGTTGCATCATTAAATTCAAATATAAATTCATTCAGTTCATCTGCATTAACTAGATTGTCTGCATTAGAAGCTGAAACTAGTAATTTGGAATCATTTACATCTTCAATCAATACAACGATTAAGAGTAAAATGGATACTGATGGTGTAATTAGTGGTTCTTCTCAATTAACATCATCATATGATAGTAGATATGTAACATTGGATGGTTCACAAACTATAAATGGAACTAAAACATTTAATGATATTGTTGTAAACGGAACAGGTTCATTTGCATATATAACATCGGTATCAGGTGATGCAAAAATTATAGGTGATTCATTTATAGTAGTAAATACAGACACACCAACCTCAAGATATGCAGGATTGTCAGTTTATGATTCTGGTTCTACTGCATCAACTGCATCATTTTATTATGATGGTGAAACTAATGATTGGGGATATGAATATTCATCATCTACCGGAGTTGATTATGCTGTTACTATTTTTGGACCTGAATATGCAACAAAAGGTAATCCAACATATTTAACGACTAATAAATTACCTAAATCAGTTGACAACCATCACTTAAATGATTCAAATATTACTGATACTGGTACATTAATTACATTAGGTTCAAATACGGTTGTAAACGGAACATTCTTTGCAACTGGAACATCTTTAGTTTCTGGTTCATCACAAGTTTCTTATTTAGAATTAAGTAATATACCTGCGGGAATTATAAGTGGTTCATCTCAAGTAACATTGAGTTCAACAACTGGATATGGAACAGTTATTAATCAAAACTTATTAACTACATCCGATGTTAGACATAACTCTTTAGGTATTGGTATGGCTGCATCAGCAACAGCTGGTAGAATTGACGCAAGTGGTGATATCGTTGCATACTCAACTTCAGATAGAAACTTCAAAGAAAATATTACTCCAATTCCAAACGCATTAGAAAAGATTTCTAAGATTAGTGGTAACACTTACGATTGGAAAGAAGATATGAAAGATTTCCATGGTTTTGAAGGAAATGATGTCGGTGTAATTGCACAAGAAATTGAAGAAGTATTACCACAATTGGTGACTACAAGAGAAACAGGATATAAGGCAGTTAAATACGACAAATTAGTTGCATTATTAATTGAGGGTATTAAAGAACAACAAACACAAATACACAATTTAACTTTAGAAATTGAGAAGTTAAAGGAATCAAAAGGTTTATAATTAATGTATGACATTTATTACACCACCGCTGGAGGACCTTGGTTTAACAGCGGTGCTGATATATGGGTAACTAATTGGATAAAGGAAGTGGCACCTAATTTAGAAGTTAAGCCACTTCTTTTATTTCATAGAAAGAGGCCAAACAATTACGAAGAGTTTCCAATTGATATAGACCATATTTGGGAAACGGATGAATTAAAAATAGACGAATTATTAAAGGGTGCAAGAAAGATACACATATTACATGGCCACTATACACCAACAACTGCGATATACAATAATATAGATAAAATAGACTCAATAGTATTTCACAATTTGACAAAAGTATCATTAGTTGGTCAAATGAACAAAGATGAATATTTGCATTGGTATGGAAATTGGGAATGGGAAAGTGAATTAATAAATAAAGTTAAAAATAAAATTTGGATAGGATTATATAATTTTCCATATGAAACAGAAAGATTGCATACTATTCCAAATTATTACGAATTTACACAAAATAAAGAATTGTCTAAATCTACCAAAGTAGGATTTGCAGCAAGAGTTGAAAGTAGAAAAAATGTAGAGTATGTGGATGATATTGATTCAGTATTATTTACAAATTCAGAAACATTAGACAAATATTATATAAAAAAATATGGATATAAATTTAAAAAAAGTAGGATTTATAAATTTAAATACAAATATAAAGAAAACTTTTACAAAATTGATTGGGGAATATCTCACTCTTGTTTTGAATATGAACCATTTGGATATGGAATATTTGAAGCAGTCGATTGGGGTAAATTACCAATACTACATGAAAACTGGCATGTTCCACTTGATTACAAATACAAGGCAAAAAACAAAGAAACATTTGAAGAAACCTATAAAAAAATTTGTGAAGATAGTTGGGAAATACGAAATAATGAATTTGAAAAACTTAAAAGTTGGATGAAACAACATTTTTCGGACAAAGAGAGTTGGAAAGAAAAACTTTTAGATATTTATAACGAGAATAATATATAAAACAATGGCAAGAACAGATTTATCTTTAGGAAATTTATATAGAGCCGTTAGTGGTTCTGCAAGACCAGGTGCAGTTTCAATGGGTGCATTGAGTGGAAATAGTAGTAATAGTTCATTTATTGGATTTGCAACTGATGCTGTTACCGTTACACAACCTACTTTTACATACATAGTAGAATCAACAACTGAGAATGCACAGTTTACATTCAGTTCAACTGGTTCTTTGTTTTATTCAAAAGTTCAACAACAATTAAATAACTATACTTGTTCTTTTAATAATTCAAACTTTTCAACTGGTTCAAAAACATTTGGAACAGGCCCATCGGTTTTCCCAATCACACCTGCAGCAATTAATGCATCTAACTATTCGGAAGCTTCTGCAGTTTTGACAATGAAATATGAAGATGGTTATAATATAAATGCAACAAATTATAATACAGTTTCTACAAAGACATTATATGCAGTAGATGTTTATAATACAATCAACGAACCTGATTTCTGTTTATTATTTGGAACTAAAATTCAATTAGCAGACGGAACGGAAATAAATGTTGCAAGTTGAGTGGAGATTTTACCAATCGGATATTTTAGAGGGTAATGCACAAAACGTAACGGTAAGTGATATTACATTTAACTTTGCAGAAGGATATTTTTCTATAAATGATGGTTTAATAAATGCAACCGAAACTCACCCATTATATGTTTGGGATAATGAAATTCAAAAATATAAGTTTAAGAATGTAGGTGATATATTACCTGGAGACAAACTTGTAATGCAAGACGAAACTGAAGTTGAAGTTACTAATATTGAAATTGTAAGAGCAGATGTTGAAATTGTAACTGTGAATGTTGAAAATGCCGATGTGTATATTTCAAATGGTTTGATTTCACATAACAAAGGAACAACAACACAACCATATATTCCATCATCTGGATTGAGAATGTATTTAGACCCTTCTAAGGCATCATCAACAAACGGAACGGTAACAACTGACTGGTTAGACCTTTCTGGTTATAACACAGGTGTAAGACCTGCAGGTGTTTCAAATGCTGCTGGAATAACTGGTGGTAACCCATCATATAATGCTGGTGCAACAAGAATAGATAAATATTTTGCAGGAAATGGAACAAATCAATTCTGGTATAAAGACACTACTTCAAATATTAATACTGGTTTAACTCAATTTAATACTAATACAGGTACAATTCATATGTGGATTAGACCTACAACTACATTGGGTGTGGCATCAAGACATATATTTGATTATGCAGGATTTTATGGTTTGGCAATAGAATCTACTGATAACTCTGCATTAAATAGAATTCAATTTAGAGCTAGTTCATTAGGAAATAGTGGCCAATTTACAACATCATTATCATCAAATACTTGGTATATGATTTCTGTAGCATTCCAACCAAGTGGAACTTGTACAGTTTATGTTGATAAAACATCAATAGGAACTTATACATCTTCTGCATTTACTGCACCATCATCAACTAACTATTTGACAATTGGTAGTAATAG